CTCATGGAGCCTGACCATAACACCTCTGATCTGATCTCTTGCGGAGTTTGTAAAATCTGCTCCGGGGTTTTCCATGACACAACAATGTACGGATTGTTGTATGGTATGAAATTGCTGAGTATTTGATCCATGTCAGATTGATATTTTGTCAATATTGACATGTTGAGCTCAATATCCACTGGTGTGGGTTGAGCCATGTGATCTGACACGGTGTTCATCTCGTGACCCAAAAACATGTCACGCCTGTTGTGATATGAACCAGCGATTTTGTTGAACACACGCTCCTTGTCATAATCGATCGATTTGATGCTCACAGCAACAACCGGTAGAGTGATGTGCCTCGCTTTGTTTGTGAGATCGTGTACGACACGTTGTTTAGGTGCATACACATACCGAACCGGGTGTTTGGATTGCTCCTGTCTCTCTTTGTTGTATCTAGAGATTATTATGTCATCGAATGCTGATATGAATTGAATCAGTACATCCTTGACTTCAAAATAGAACGGTTTACGCTTCACATGATTACTTATCGAAAACGATAAGCATTAATGCGATCGTTTAGATGTAACCCAACAAACGTTTTCTGAGATGTGTTGATTCGGTACCATGAGCACCTTCATACACTTTGTAAACATCAGTACCAAGTGCAACTGCGTCTGACAACACAGGGTCGATGCTGAGTGTACCACTTGCATTACTTGTCACAGTGTAGATGGTATCATTACCGTCAATTGCAATCTTCATGTTGTCAGCATAGTTACCAACTCCATACTCTGCAGAGAATGCTGATGCTTCGTCTGTGTTTTGTGTTAAAGTGATTGATGTGGCGTCTTTTGCCCCAAATGTTGTTCCAATTTTTACTGCCATAGTACTATTATTTATATGTCTGATAGTTGACTTTTCAAATAATGTCGTATAATTGTTGTTGATGCACAAGTGTGAAACAACGCTATATCATCACCCATCCGCGTTTTCGGTACACGAGCGTGAGTGTTGGTCAACTCATCGATGGGAATGACTCGGCAGAGAGAACTGCTGGAACGGATCAAGCTAAATTAAACACATTCGTTGAGTGACGAAACAAAAACGGCGACGTAAAACTCGCATCGCACCGAACTGCACATCATGGCATTCCTTGGTGGTTGACAACAACCGAAGTTTATAGGTCAGGATTCTTCATAAAATCAAGGACTCGAAAGAGTGTTCACTCTGTACACGCACCCGGATTACACTGGAATGTGACAACACGTACAACAATGCATCTAGGATCTATCTATAGGTGCATTGTGTAACGACGCCAAATTGCCTGGAATATAATAACTGCCGCGGCTAAGAGTTGTACGATATACTCACCACCGAGTCATAATGCTTGTGTGTCTTGACCGGTTTGGTTGATTGTAGCAAATCGAGCAGATATTCATTTTGTGAAGAGATTGTGTCGGTGGTGTAATCGAACAGAATTTGATCATTTTCAATCTGCATGTCGTACGGGTAGTACATGTCGTAACTCTTCAATTGTTTTTTGTTGTTCCGGATGGTGAACGTGATCACATAATCATTGATGCTGTAATTGATCAGTTTGCCTTGCTTGATTGTTTTGTTGTTGCAAATGATGTGTATGTCGCGTTGCAACACGTCAGCCAATGCAGTTTCGATTTGTTGTTTTATCATACGTTGAAAAATGTTGATTTCTGTTCCGCACTCATCATGCGCAACGTGCTGTTGAAATATTCCCAAAACTCTTCATTGGCCGGCACCTGGCTGATCAATGCCACGTTGTCACAATTGATCATGCGATAGTCTTGTTTGAATATGTCCCATGCCAACAACAAGTTTTTAGTCTGTGGATTGTACTTGGGTGGCTTGTACGTGGTTCGAAAGTTTAGCGCCTCTCGTCCGGGTACAGATTTCAATATCACGGAGCTGTTGGTGCACAGCATGCGTCTCGTGGGAGGTGCACCAGGTTTGGTGCGCCGTCGCGTGAATTTTATCTCGAGTACGTTTGTTTCAAGAAGAGCTTTGAGTGTCGGTAGTGCTATTTTCATCTGCAATGGAGGTGCACACGCCAAACAATCTTTCTTCGTTTAAAAATATACCGTTCATCACTGTCTCGATATCACCGTCGACACTCTCGTACTGAAGCTTGCTTATGGGTATTCCTTGATCACCTGGAAACACAATTTTGTCTCCTGGTTTCACGTTGAGACAATTGTTGCCGGTCATCAACACACGACCCACACGCCAGGCACGTGGTGCGGTGTTCAGAGGTATGAAGATGTCACCACGTTTTATCGCGTTACCGTCAGGTGACACGTCAACATATTCAGCCAGTATCACATCATCAAACAGTGTGTTGATCGCGTGATCTGGCAAGTTGAATTCACTGTCCGTGTATTTGGACAGATCGATTAGGCTTTCAGTTGGTGTTAATTGGTCGATGTTGGCGCTCATGTTGTTGTAATAAGTACTTAACCTCACGACTCGAGAGTTCAAGCGCATCTGCTAACAATTCAACATTTTGTTCACCATCATCTGGTTTGTCGTCCTTTTTCGGACGTTTTATGTATTGTATGTAACGTTTTTTGTACACAGGCAACACCTGTGACATGAATTTGTAATGATCAGTCTTGGTTTCAAACACCGGGTGCAGCCAGTTCACAGTTGAATTGACTATCTCACATGTTTCATCTGAATACATGCTGATCCATCTGTTGATCATGTACGGGCTGTAATCAGTCTCATGATCCACGTTGTCAAGCTTGTCACCACGTTTGTGAAACAAGATGTCGTTCAGATGCTCGAACATCTACTTGCTGATGATCTTGGTGGTGGCGATGAACATGTCATCATTGATCGCGTAGAACAGATCGATCACGTCTCGCATGAACGGTTCAATTTGATCGTCACGCAACCCGGTGCTGAAAGCATGAGTGGGTGCTCGATCACCAGCCTGGATGTTGATGCCGGTGTGTCCTAGAGCTGCACCATCTTTGGTGTATGTGATGCTCACGCTGCACTTGCCTTTGTTCTGAATGATGCCACCTTGCGTGTGTTCTTGGTGCACAATCATGTCATCACCATCAAGCTCGATTGGTGCGTTGAGATACTTGGAGCTCAAGATGTGAGCAATTTGAGTGTTGAGCAATCGTTGATACGCCACAGCACCGAAGCTATCCAGATTGGGTATTTCCCAGCAAAAATTGATAGCATCATCACTGTATATGAATTCACCTTTGATGATATCCTCTTCATCAATCATACCATCTGCTTCAACCAACATGGGACTTCTGAAAGCCACAATGTTGCCGATTGGTAATGTTCTGTCCCGGAAATGTTTGTATGCGAATCGGTGATGTATCAAATCACCGTCATATGTGTTCTGTTCAATAATCATACTCTAATTATAGAGTATGATGGCTATTAATCAAGCATCAAATTCATAAACATGTTGTGTTCTTCGGTGATGCTCTACTCGTGACATTACTGTTTGTATCGCGATCCATCTCGCAGCAGATCGTTTTGATACATGTGTCTCTTGTTGCTCCTGTCCGGACAGAGCTAGATGATATATTACACCTGCTGTTGTCCATCTTTCACCAGACAGAGCATCAGATGTTGCTTCATCTGACATGTTGAATGATTTGTACATGTTAGGAGCTGCTGCTAGATAGTTTTCATGCTTCATACCAATTCTGAAACACAATTCATTTTTACAGTTGTCGTTGTAATACAGTTTTTCATCAAAGAATTGTTTTGAGTGTTCTGTAAAAACAGGTACTGGTTCAACAGAATGGCAGTTGGTTGCCACTGGTGCAACAGACATTTTTTTAATACTGTTATCAGCTGAGTCATGTGTGGTTCGATGATGCCATAACATGTAATACGGTTTATTTTTTTGACACGCAATATTGTTACACATCTCTGCATATCTATCCGGTTCCATATACAGATCACCATCAGCACATATTATGTATTTGTATTGCTTCAATCCTTGTGTAACAAGAGTGTTTCTCGCATTGTTGAGATTGAAAACATAACGCGCTTTGTCTTGTACATTGTCAATATCATCATACTCTTTATACACAAACGGTATTTCAAGATATTGTTGATTGTTGTCAGTCAAAATGGTCTTGATTGTATTGAGGTAATCAAAATCATATATACGATTCAACACCCATAGAGTGTTCGGTTCAATTTTTTTATCCAATTGCAGTATCATTTCAAGCTCTTCTAATCTTGATACTTTAGTGGATCTCGGTGGACAATAGTTTCCTAAAAATCTACCAAAACAAATATCATTTGTGATGTTGTACATGTCTAATTATATTGTTGTTTGTTGGTGAGCATTTACCGGCAAATCCCGGTAGCACATGAGGCTTGATACAATGCTTGTCTAAAATATACGGCAAACTTATCTGATCTCTAGATGAATATCTACACATCATCTCCCACCACATGTTGTTGGCTTTAGCAATAGTGTTGGTGTTTCTTCTCACAACACCTGGTGTTTCCCACAAACCTCTCTCTGGTGGGTATTTCGCAGCTTTATAATAATCAAGCTGTGACGTGACTCGTTGAACATGGTCCATCTTGTATTTTATCACGGCCAAACCTTCAGCGAAAATACAGTTTCTCAATTCATGTTTAAACAGAGCAATATCAGAGTCTGATAAAAATTCATCTTCAATATCATGAGGGTTCATGATCACATCATGTGTCATGTCCATCCAGACACTCACGTCATGTTGAGGCATGTACACATGAGGAAGAGCTTTAAAGTGTCTTGCTGATCGTCGATTTCGATACTGTATATCTATTGTGTCAAGCCAATCAACATATACAACCTTCCATGGTACAGGTATGGATTTTACATCTACACAGTCAGTAAATAGCACATAGTCTGTGTTGTTGTGTATATGTTTTGGAGCAATTATATTATCATAATCACCAAAAACAGCACTGTATATTACATGTGTACCAGTACTGACAACCATCTACATATTAAACAACCTTGGACAGAAATTTCAAGGCTTTTTGCATCTCACGCAACACTGTGTTCTTGTCACGACCTGGTGTTTCAACTTGGTTACCGTCATCATCTTCTGTAATTGTACTTGATGTTTGTCGTTTGAACTCTTCACGAAATGCTGCAACAAACTCGTTGCTCAATTGTAATTTTCTAGGAAAGCGCTCTTTCACTACTGTTTTGAGCACACCGTAGCGTTCTAATAAAGTATCAAATGTATTGTTGTAATCTTTCACAACATTATTTATCAAATCATGAGCCTGTTAACGTCGTTCATGTCTGTGTAACCATCTCCGGAGTTTCTGAATTGATGCTCAATATCCTTCATCTCTTCTGGATTCAGTATACCTTCAGCATCAATACTCTCACCTGTATCAGGATCAATGTAGAGCTTTATCATGTGCATTCTTTCTTGTGGTGATCCAAAAATTTCAATTATTGCTGCTCGATCGTCTTTCTCGAAAAATGTTGATTCCGGTTGCAACCATTGCTGATACATTGCTTTGAAAATATTATCAATTTCTTTTATGTATTGAGCATCAGTCTCACGCTGTTCTTTGCCTTCAATTTCAATAGTTGCTACTCGTGTCACTGGAATGAAAAATATTATGTCAAGCAATTTCATCGTCTCACGAAACAATGCTATTGATTTATCAATGTATTCTCTATCAAACCCTTCAACGCCGCGCTCATGGCACCATAAACTGTACACGATATTATCCAATGGGCACCTGTCAAAAATAACATTGTCATCAGCTCTATATGATGTCAGTTGCTCAGACATAAAATCTAAAATTTTCCATTGCGTATCGACATTTGTTTCTTTGCTGTGTTTGTCATCTACAATGATTTGTCTGTAGCTTGTGTCAGGTGTATCATATGTGTTGTATGTTTTCAAGAAATCATTCAACAATGTTGTTTTGCCTTGGCAGGCAGTTCCAGAAATAGCGATTCTCATGACATTATTTACGTAGACTCCCAAGGAAATGCCAACCAATCATTGCCGCAGTGTTCACCTACAAAATCCGGTGTGAACACACTATGCTCTTTACAATACAATGTTGCTGTATAGAAACACACATCATTTTTATCGAATTTGTTGTATAATCGTTTGATCAAACCTTGCAACGTCAAACCTTCATCACACAAATCATCAACGATGAGTATCTGTTTGTGATCATAATAGGATTGTGAATTCTTGAAACTCTCAGTCAGATCACACACAACATCCTGATACATCACTCCATGGTCATTTACTTCATCTCTCGTGTTTGTACAATCATCATAACTATGATAACCATGCACGAGAATTTCTCTTACATTCAATTTATGAGCTAGAATTGTTGCTGGTACTAGACCACCGCGACTCAATCCTATAATCGAATCTACTCGTGTGTTACACGACGGTGAGATTGTGTGTAAGACTTGCTCAGCAATTTTAGTGCATTGATGCTCTATATCACACCAGTGCAGCTTTTCGGTGTTCATACACCTGTTGTTTGATCCCACGCACTCACGTGCAATCTTGTCAATCCAACAAAACCATGTTTTTTAGCCATCTCCATACAAAATTTTGTACGCTCATGATAGTTTTCTTGTTTGTCTAATCCCGGCATCATGATCACCCGTTTCGGATCAATGTCAAACGGCTCGATAAAATCTCGTTGTATTTCATCAAGACACTGCTCGGTACTAATTACAAATTTAAACCAATGATTGTGATGTGACATGATACGTTCAATAGCCTCTGGTACAATTCTTCTCTTTTTATCCATACCACTGTTCTGCAACTTAACTGAGCAATTGATTTGATTGATATGATTGAACAAATCATTTTCCATGTAAATGGTACCGTTTGTCTCGATCTCGTTGTACACACTACCACGTGTCTCATCATGACCTTTCCATTGTGTTGTGATCTCAAACCAGTTGAGAAAATTGGATATCGCTCGCTGGTTTTTCGGTATGGTTGGTTCACCACCGGTCCAGATCAAATGTACACGACCTTGTTGCACCCATGGTAAAATGTTCTCTTGTTTCCATCTATCAACAAGATACTCAAATTTTTTCTCTAGACCCTTTTTCCAAACATATTCAGTGTCACACCACCATGTGGCTTTACCCTCTTTCATCAAGCTACCATCTGCACCACCACACATCAGATTACATGCTCGTAGCCTGATGAAATAAGCAGGTACTCCGGATGTGGCTCCTTCACCTTGTACTGAATAAAAATCTTCAGATATGTTTAATGTGTCAATGTTATTCACTTGGTTTGTCTTCTTCTTTGCTGGTATTGCTGTCGTTTCCAAAATACTTTGTTATAGTTTCAATCAAAGAGTCTAACCTGTCAATCTCTTCAATCTTTGTTCTTATCTCTTGACCGATGTCGCTATGCTCACCTACACCTACAGGTCGTTCAAGGTACACACTCAAATCAGCCACAACTTCATCTTTGCGACCAATGTACTGAGTTAGAATTCCATTTATATGTTTTTTGCTCATTATTAAAAACCCCATGTTGAATCACCAGACATCCATTGATTTTTTTGCTTTTTAGGCCACAAGTCTCGTGATTGTTTGTCTTTTTGTTTTTTGACGCTGAATGGTGGTCGTGTGGTATCACTTGCTGATATTTCCTTTTTCACAGCCTTTACCTTACTGACCGGTTTCTCAACCTCAACAGATACAGTACTCTCATTCTCTTCCGGTTTGGATGAGTATATGGCTGAATTGTTTTCATGTTCAAACACTTCAACTGCCACGCATCTGCATCTCATGTTGGTGGTCACACCAACAAAATTATCTGCAGCGGCATGACACCACTCAGCGAACTTTTCAATACCCACACCATCCATAACTCTAAGATCACACACACCAGCCTCGTCAAGTCGTCTGAACGCGTCAAGTTTTGGGTCATCTTTTGAGATGCATGTTGTATGATCAAATTGATCTTGCAATAGCTTTTTCAGTTCTTTTAAACCACCGAAATCAACAACCCAATTGTTTTGATCAAGTTCTTTTGCTGTGAACCAAAATTTAGCGGTTAATCTGTACCCGTGCAAATATTTGCAGTGTGAGTCTGCACGTGGCTGTCTGAACGCACAACTACCAAGTTCGATAATTTTTGTACTTGTAAATTTATACATACATTCATTATAACATGAGTATGCTAAAGTTCAAGATCTTTATCTATTTTTATTTCAGCAGACTGTATCAAGTTGTTCAAATTATCACAAATCCAACAACAAGCTGCACTGGCTAGTGGTAGAAAATACATGTGTGTGTCTTCTATGAAGTGAGAGACAGTACCAATCAACACACCAGACCAAAAACCTAGACACAAGCTGCACGAGAACAACTCTCTCAATAAATTATTTTTACATAAAAAATTTCTCGGTACATTGAGTATTGTAC